GCGGAATTCAGGTGTATGTTGCTTGCGTGGCTTTTTAGTGGTTGATGCTGGTTTTGTCATGTGAGTCACCTCTTGCTTGAGAGTTTACTCACTTAGTCGCGTGTCCACTATTGCTGGGTAAGATCATCGTACCTGCCTCGGGCGAGGTGCAGATCGGCGACGTAATCGTTATGCAGGTGAAGGCAGAAGAACCAAATCATGCAGCGGTTTATCTGGGCGATGGCATTATGCTGCATCACATGTACGGACAACTCAGTAACCGGGTACCTTATGGCGGGTATTGGGCTGAACGGACTATCACCATTTTGCGTTACAACGACTGATCTGCTGCTATCATATGGACGTGGAATTCTATAGGGATAATGGAAATGAATAAGAAGTTTTTAATTTTTATTGCGGTGGTTATTTTGTTCTTGGCTTTTGTGTTCTTCTATCCAAAAAAGAAGATAGATGATACCCCTGTTAACACGAACACCGCATCTAGCCTGGTGGAAATTGGTCAGTCAGCGGTATTAAAAAGCCTAAAAGATCCTGACTCGGCTAAATTTGGATACTCTTACCAAGGTAAGGACAGATTTACCTTATGTGGCACTGTAAACGCAAAAAATGGTTATGGTGGATATACAGGGGATACGCGTTTTACCTATTCTTTGGAAAATGGTCAGTTGGTGTTCGATGATGGTAGTGGCGGGTTTTCTGAAACATGGGGGAGTATGTGCGATAAGGCAAAGCCCAAGATATTAGTGAACTAAAGATTAAAACCGCTTCGGCGGTTTTTTTATTGGAGACCGTATGCCGATATTAATTCCGGAAGTAAAATTTATACGTCTTTATGGAGTACTTGGTGAGAAATTTGGGCGTGTTCATCGCTTTGCTGTAGATAGCCCTCAAGAGGCCATTAAAGCTCTATGTGTGAATTTTCCAGATTTGCAAAAATTTCTTTTAGAGAGCAAAGATCGCGGACTCACATTCGCTGTTTTCGAGGGAAAGCGTAACCTCTCAAAGGATGATTTATCCTTCCCTTCTAATGGGGCTGATATCCGTATAGCCCCTGTTGTTATTGGTAGTAAAAAAGCAGGTATGTTCCAAACTATTCTCGGGGCCGTAATGGTTGTAATCGGCGCTATTGGTGCATTTACCCCCTGGGGGCAAGCGCTAGGTGGTGCGGCGTGGGGGAGCTATATGATGCAGATGGGTGGCGCTATGATGCTTGGCGGGGTTATCCAAATGCTATCACCGATGCAGGGCGGACTAGCATCACGCCAAGATCCGGACAATAAACCGTCATACGCATTCGGCGGCCCGGTAAATAGCATTGCGCAGGGTAATCCGGTTCCGATCCTCTACGGCCAGCGCCGCATAGGTGGTGCCATTATCTCCGCTGGCATCTACGCAGAAGACCAGCAGTAATTAAAATACGCTGATTTACAGAACCCGCTCCGGCGGGTTTTTTTACGCCTGGAGAAAAGAATGCACGTTATTGAAGGCCGTAAAGGTGGTAGCAGCAGCCCAAGCACTCCGACAGAATCACCCGATTCTTTGCAGTCCACATCTTACGCAAAAATACTTCTGGCGCTGGGTGAGGGAGAGTTTGCCGGCGAACTTGATGGTACCCGAATTTTTCTCGATGGCACTCCGCTGACGTCAGCAGATGGCACTGAAAATTTCCCCGGCGTGAAATGGGAGTTCCGCTCAGGTACACCACATCAGGATTACATCCCCGGAATGCCTGATGTTGAAAATGAAATCACGGTCAGTACCGAGTTGACGAGTGAGCGCGACTGGGTTCGTTCGGTGACCAATACCCAACTTTCTGCTGTGCGTTTAAGGGATTCTTGGGCGCAATTACAACAACAGCAGGATAATGGGGACGTTGTGGGGTATCGCATTGAATATGCGATCGACGTTGCCACCGATGGCGGCGCTTATCAAGAAGCTCTGCGCACTGCTGTTGATGGCAAAACAACAACAAAATATGAACGCAGTCACCGTATCGATTTACCCCCGGCTTTAACTGGCTGGCAGGTTCGCGCTCGTCGTTTGACGCCGAACAGCACCAGTAATCGTATAGCCGATAAGATGGTTATTGAGGCAATTACAGAGACGATAGATGCCAAACTGCGCTATCCAGAAACAGCGCTGTTATTTATCCAGTTCGATGCAAAGCAGTTTCCTAATATCCCACAAGTTTCCTGTGAGCCAAAAGGCAGAATTATCCGCGTGCCATCGAATTATAACCCTGAGACACGGGAATATACCGGGGTGTGGGACGGGACATTTAAAACAGCATGGACGAATAACCCCGCCTGGATAACCTATGACCTGATGATAAATGACCGGTTCTCTATCGGAACCCGAGTAAAGGCTGAAAACCTCGCGCTGACGAAATGGGACTTGTACCAGATTGGACAGTATTGCGATCAGTTAGTGCCGGATGGCCGGGGCGGTGACGGAAAAGAACCGCGTTTTCTGTGTGATGTTTACATCCAGTCACAAGAGGATGCTTGGAACGTACTACGCGACATCGCGTCTATTTATCGCGGCTCTACGTTCTGGGCAAACAACGGCATGAATGTCCTGGCCGACATGCCCGCCGATGTTAAATACATTTTCACCCGCGCCAACGTTAAAGATGGCAAGTTTACCTATGCCAGCGCCAGCGAGAAAACGCATTACAGCACCTGCATGGTGAGCTGGAGCGACCCGGCAAACGGTTATCAGGACGCGATAGAGCCAGTCGCAGAACAATCACTAATTCGACGTTATGGCATCAAACAAGCTGACCTGACGGCGATCGGGTGTATTCGAAAGTCTGAAGGTATCCGCCGGGGTAAATGGCTGTTACACACCAACGACAAGGATCGCCTGGTGTCATTCACCGTGGGCCTTGATGGCAAAGTGCCGTTGCCTGGTTGGATTATTGCCGTAGCTGATGAAATGCTGGCAGGGCGGCCGCTCGGTGGCCGTATCAGTTCGGTAGATGGCCGCAATATCAACCTTGATCGGGTTTCCTCCGCAGCTGTTGGCGAACGTTTGATTTTGAACCTGCCAAGCGGTAAGGCCGAGGGGCGAACCATTGCGGCTGTATCGGGTAAAACCGTTACGGTCACGACGGCGTATTCCGAAACACCGGTTGCTGAGGCCGTGTGGGCAGTTGACGCGTCAGACCTTGCACTGCAGCAATTCCGCGTTACAGGCATTAAAGAAGGCGATGACGGGGTATCGTTCGATATTACCGCTGTCGAGCATGACCCAAATAAATTTGCAAAAATCGATACAGGTGCGCGGATTGAAGACCCGCCGATCAGCGTTATCCCGCCAGGTGTGCAGCCGCCGCCGAAGAATGTTCAGATAGGTGAGTCGTCAGCCATTATTCAAGGGCTGGCCGTGGCCACACTACGTGTTACATGGGATCGGGCTGAAAGTGCCATTGCCTATGAGGCGGAGTGGCGGCGTGATAATGGCAACTGGATACCGGCGGCCAGAACGTCAACGCAGGGTTTTGAGGTGCCTGGGATTTATGCCGGTCGATATCAGGCTCGTGTACGTGCCATTAACGCGGCGGAGATTTCCAGCGTATGGGCAAACGCCCCTGAAACCGTACTGAAAGGGAAGGAGGGTAAGCCGCCGAAGCCTGTCGGGTTTACTGCCTCCCCGTTGTTGTGGGGCATTCAGCTTGATTGGGGATTCCCGGCCGGCGCAGAAGACACGCTGAAAACAGAAATCCAATACGCTATATCGCAAGATGGGCAGGATGCTTTATTGCTTGCTGATGTCCCTTATCCGCAACGCAGCTACATAATGACGGGGCTAAAAGCAGGACAGGTGTTTTGGTTCCGTGCCCGTCTACAAGACAAGACCGGCAACCAGGGCGACTGGATTGAGTGGGTGCAGGGACAGGCAAATGCGAATGCTGGGGATTACCTGGAGGGGATAGGCGATGGTTTCCTGACGGATAAGGACGGTGATCGCCTTACGGGTGACATCGATACCAACATTGAAGCCATCATTCAGAATGCGCTGGCCAACAATGCAACCGTCGATCATCAGTGGGCGCAATACGGTGAGGTGCGTGCTGATATTCTTGTCGTGAAAACCACAATCGCTCAGGTCGATAATGCACTGGCTGAAATGTCTACGCAGGTGCAGGCACAGATTGGCGATATGGTTGCGGTTTTGGAAGACAAACTGACGGCAACAGTTGATGCCGACGGCGCGACAGCCATTCATACGTTGAAAGCCGGCGTGCGGGTGAATGGCGTGTTCTACAATGCGGGAATGTCGATCGCTGTGCTTGCTGAGGCCGGAAAGCCGGTGGTGACGCGCGTAGGATTCAATGCCAATCAGTTCGTGTTAATGAGCGGTAGCGGGGATCACCAATACTCACCGTTTGCCGTTATTGATGGGCAGGTATTTATTGACAGTGCTTTTATCAAAGACGGCACAATCGATAACGCAAAAATCGGCAATTATATTCAGTCCAATGATTATGCCGATAATGCCCGTGGCTGGCGCATTGATAAGTCGGGTGGGATTTCGATCAATGGCTCGGTCAGTGGGCAGGGCCGTATGAAAATAGATAATCTGGCGATACGCATTTTCGATGACGTTGGCACAGAGAGAATAACGCTGGGGTATTTAGGATGACATACGGTTTCCGATTAAACGCAGGAGGAAAGAAGCCGATTGATATAACGCAGGTCACCTACGGTTCTGCGTTATATTTTGGCAGACCTGAACGGCCCGACCCGCTCAACCCGCGCCTATTTTGCCCTATCGACTGGTCAGGCTTTAACCCGAACACGGCAAAAATAGGCATTCATTCCGGGGCGGATCGCTTCGACTGGGGAGGGAATGTCAGCATTACAGCCGATGGCTTGTGGCTGGAGCGACCCATCAACTACGCAACTGATAGCGAAACGCCTACCGGTTTACCGTGGTGCACCGTGATAGTAACCGCATTGCCTGCCAGCACGGGTGATGCCTATGGCCTGAGGATATCTAACCCGAACGGGGTTAGCCCCTTGCTGATACCCACGCGTGCCATTCAGGTTCTTTCGTATGCAACGGTGATTGCCGGGAATATCGGTAGTTTTGACATCCCCGGCATCCAGACCAGCGACATTATTTTTGTTGGTGCAACTGTGCCAGGGCAGACCTTCAGCTGTATCCGTGGGATGTCCCGGTACAACCAGAACACGCTGAGCTTTGTGGGGGACACTAACGGGGTGCGGGTATTGGCGTTTCGTAATGTGGGTGCGGCGCGTGTGGGCGGGTATGGGATCAGGATTGTTAATCCGGCCGGCAGCATATCGATTTCTGATGCGCAACCGCCGCTGATCCTCACGGATACATTCGGGGATTACACGCACAGCCTGCCGTATCGAGTGGGATTTACCCCAGTCATTACCGGTACGGCCGGTTGGTATTCCGGCGCTCGCTGGAGAAAGTCAACGTGGGGCATATCGTCAACGGCTGATAATTCGACGTCCGGAATTTGGGAGGCGGAGCACTGGCGAGAAGATGTTGTTTATGCTGACGGGAACTACCGCTGCCGCTCCGTTATTAACTGCATCGATATCGATATGTATCCAGAACATTTTGGCGGCGGTTGATAAACGGCAAAGTTTGCAGGCACCACCTCTATTTACTCTCTCTATAACCTCGCCGTTGCGAGGTTTTTTTATTGCCAAAACAGGAGCATATGATGCCAGTAGGCACGATAACGTTAACGAATAATTCAGCGGTAGTCGCAGGCGCTGGCACGGCATTCGATAACGAGTTGAAAGCCGGTGACATGATTGTGAGCGTGGTCGGTGGTGTCACTTATACGCTGCCGGTCAAGTCTGTAGACAGTGCCACCAAAGCCACACTGATTAAAGCCTACGATGGCCCAACACAAGCCGGCGCGGCGTGGTCCGCCGTACCGCGTGAGACGCTTAATGCAATCACCGCACAACTAGCCGCAGAGACGGCAAAGGCGTTGCGCGGCATGAATTATGATAAACAGAACTGGCAGCAGATATTTAGCGCCCCCGGCGAGGCGACAATACACCTCCCAGATGGCAGTGAGTTCACCGGCCCGACATGGAACAGTTTCACTACGGCATTAAATCTCAAAGCTGAACAGAAAACCGTTGATGATTTGTCGGCTGAGGTGGATAAAAAAGCCGATGCGGATAGCGTGGTGAGGCGGGGGGATTATGGCCTGGGGTTATCTTCTGGGGCGAAAATATTCTCAACAAGCAGTCAGGATACGTTGCTGGGTAACATCGGTGCTACGACAGGGCTGATAGCCATGCGCAATAACGCGGCCATCCCGGCACCCTGGGACATTGCTGATAACTCGCCGGCACTGTTCTGGCGCACGGGGGATACGTTTGCGCTTTTCTGTGCTGGCTGGGACTCTGGCAACATTAAAATACTGACGGGGAATTTAACCGGCGGCTGGCGTCAGTCAGTCACGCTCTGGAATTCGCGAAACACGACAGTGGACGGAAACGGGTTTATCAAAAAAGCCTCGCCGGTCGCCCGGTTGTCTGGCTCATCGGCAGACATGTCCGCTGATTATCTCGATGGATTTACGTTGGCCGGCAGCGTCGCCGTCAATGATGAAGCGACTGGCGTACAGGCTGAACGTATCTCAACCGGTGTGTATCGCATTACCGGCTCTCTGGGGTTGGCTAACGAGGGCTGGACTATTGAAGTGCCGCAGGACGTCAACGGCAACCGTCTTTGCTTTGTGGTCACGGACACGGCACCAGACGGCACAATCACTGTGACCGTGAGCCAGCGTCGGTTTGATATCGATAGCGCAATGATTGTGGCCGGCGCACCGATGGATATTCCTGTCGAACGGTGGATCGACTTTCGGTTAGAGATGCCGGATAAAAAAGAAGATTAATTTATATGACCCGCCCTTGAGCGGGTTTTTTTATGCCTGGAGAAAATATGGCTGTGTTAATCAGCGGTAAATTGATTGGTCCAAATGGCGATCCGCGCTCCGGTGTAACCATTATGCTGACAGCGGTCAAGACATCATCGGCAGTAGTTCATCTTGCGCCATCAAGCTCCACAACTGGCCCAGAAGCGTTTGTTCCGTCTAAGCCAGGCGGCCACCAGAACCCAAACGGGAGTCGTTGGTTAGGCCAGCAGATTGGCAAAGTTCTACATCATATTGCCGATCGTCGGCAGGACGGGTATGTGTTGCAAAAAAACTTTGGGCGTAACATGCTGAAAGTGGTGTATGGTGGGAGCGGGGTCGTTGTTCAGGCCAGCGATGATGCCAGTACGCTGTGGCCCGTTGGCGCCTCCGTGGCTGAAATCCCGACGGAGCAAATCCCGAAGGGGTTCAGCCTGCCGCTGAGGGGGGGGGCTGACTGGTAATACAACGGTAAGCGCATCGTGCCACGGGTCTACACGGCAGACGAGCAGCAAAAGAGGGGGGAGCAGAAAAAGCAGGCGCTGATGGAGGTGGCGGAGACGATAATCGCTCCGCTGTCCAGGGCCGTTCGCCTTAAGATGGCCAGCGACAAGGAGAAGGGCAGGCTGGCGGCCTGGGAGCGCTATAGCGTGCTGCTGAGTCGAGTCAGTCCGCGGGATACACCGAACATCACCTGGCCGGATAAGCCGGTGTCATGACGCGTCGCCCCGGAGGGGCAGATCATAAGATGGCTTGGATTAAAAAAATTTTTGAGCTATAAAATACAATAAGGTAGTGACATCACGCTTCGAATCAGTGTTCGCTCAGGGGATGAGTAAAAGAGTAAGGATGAAAGTTCTGATGGGTTTTAATTATTGATGAAAAAATGGGAGGGATAGAATATGCCGAACTATGCTTATTTACAGAAGTCTTCGGAAGCTTCACACCGGAGGGGGGAGGAGATATTTAACACTGAGAATCCCACTCCAGCAGCTTTAAATTTTCTAGAAAATGTTTTACCCAAGATTCTTTCAAAAAAAAACAATGATAAAGAAGCCGCTCAAAACAAAGTAAAAAAGACTCTTGGGGTGTCAGGGCAAGAGCTTGGTGAAGTGTTAGAGTTATTTATAGAAATGTTCAAAAGAGCCCCGCTCACAATTAATTTCCCATTGGAAAAACTCGAGGAGTTATCAAGTTCCTCAAACATTGTTAATGTGTGGGGCGGTGGAGAAACCAATAAAGGAACTGATCTTTATTTAAAGGAGAGAACTCGCGTGGAAGGTTTGGTGGCGCACATTAATAGCGCTAATGCTGCGTTTAGAACCCAATTTAATGACCCAGGTAACCATCCAAGTTCCAGACCTCTTTACGGAGCGCTACAACTAACAGGCCAGAAGGAAGATATGCATGAAGGAGCTGCCCCGGAGTATGGGCGGGGAGCTTTCTTCCTGAAGCCCAGAGTTCGAGGTAACTCAACATATACGGTTGCTGATTCTATGAAGTTAAGTTCTAAAAAAACAGATGCTCAATTTATAAATAGTTTGGCCGTGGATGAAAATATTTACCCTTTGATTGCCTCCGCTTCGGAAAACCAACTTTCTGATTTTGAAGAGAATTATGCAGGCAGTGACCCGCTGGGAATTCCACCGGGGAGTTATTTTATAGAGGCACAAATCCACACTGAAGTCGATTTGAATCGTGATATAGAAGCCTTTGCTCTAAATGGAGATAAATATTCCACAGACTATAAAAAGTCAATAAATGATGCTCATGCTTTGTTGCGAACTCATGGAATAATGGGCTTGGATGTTCCATGA